TGACGCCAATGTGCTTCTGCGAGGCGACGGTGAGCGTGGTGAACTGCTCGTTGTCGTCCTGCACCTGAAGCGCGGCGCCGTCGGTCACAAGGGCGCGATCCGGCAGACGGATGCGGAGGGTCGAACCGATCTTGGCACCTTCGACAGCAAAGCTGTCGTCGTACTGACGGTTGACGTTGCGGGTGATCACAAGGTTGTTCTCAAGGATTTCGAGAGCCTTCCTCGTGATCATGTCAATAGTAAGAAGTGTATTAGCCACAATATGTCTCCAAAAAGAAGTTAGCGGTTACGTCGCGCTTCCCACTGCTTAATCTGTCGCAGACGCTCGGCTTCGATCCACTCTGACGTGCTCATGTCCTTGACAGAGCGTGGGTCAGTCGTGTCTCGGGCCGGTGCGCCGACGGTTTTAGCCGTCACAGGCTTAATCGGCGGGGGCGCATTGGTTGTCCTTTTAACCGGCGGATTGTCGGCCAATCTGACCTCAATCTTGCCGATCTCCTTGGCTTGCAGGTATGGCGACAAGCGGGAAATACGTTCAGCTTCGCGGGGGTTGGAACCTAAGTAGTACGCTACGTCGGGTCCAAGCTCCGAAGCCTGAATCGTCTCGGCCATCACGTTCGTAATTGGCAGCGCCTTGTTGTACACGACTTGCTCAAAGTCGTCGTACTTCTCAAAGGCCGCTTCCTCACGTTCCTTATAGGCCGTCAATAGCTCGCGCTGTTGCCGTTCTGCCTCACGCTGGGCTAGCAACTCCTCGGCTTTGCGGGCCGCAAGGGCTTCCGCATACGCGTCGGGGTCAGTGTCCCGGTCAGGCAGCGTGGCGGGCGTCTGGGCTTGTGGCTCAGGCGCTTTTAACGCTTGCTCTCGCTCCCACTTGCGACGTTCCCGTGCAAGTCGTTTACCTACCAGCGCGTCGAGCTCCTCTTGGGAGAACGTTTTGGCAGGCTTTTCCTCCGGCTGTACTGCCTCTTGGGCAACAACTTCGGGTTCCGGTGCAGCCGTAGCAACCGGTTCCGGCGCGGGTACTTGTTCCGCTACTACTTCAGTTTCAGACATTTTGATTCCTGATGAATCCCTGGTGAACTGCACCAGTACAGGTAAATCTTACGTTGTTGCGTCAAAACGTCAAGTAATTATGAGTTTGACCTATTACGAAATTGGATAGGTTAAAGTTATCAATAACTCGTCGTTTGCGGCCCATGAAAACGGAATAGTCGGGCTAAAAGAACTGCCATTGTTATTAGTGTAACAACCAAGATTGCTGCCCGCTGACACTTTGCACGCGCCGATGTAATACGCCGTTCCAGAGTCGAGCGCCCACACTGAGCCTACTGCCGGACCTGTAGACGGAATAGGAAGCGAAAATAACCATTCGCCAGTTCCGAAAGTTGTGGTGCTACCGGCCGTTAAAGAAATTGTGTAGTGGCAAAGCCCGTTCACAACATCGTAATTTGAAGTAAGGGCGCCGTTTCCAATCGCCGGGGCAACGGTTGTTGCTGTCCACGTTACCGCTTGGTTTCGTTTTGCATCGCCAAGGTAAAACTTTGTTGGAATCGTTGAATTAAACGCAAAGTTTTTGCCGCTTGTAAAATTCAAAATTCCTTTTGACGCATACGACGCGGTGATTTCAACGGGTGTAGCCTGGGCATCGCATGACCCAGATAGCGTAATGTCATAAACCAAATTCGACGATGCAGCCGAAGTTGGGCTGCCGCCAGAACCAGAATAATTTATAAAGTTAACCGGCGAATACGCCGCAGAAGACTCAATATCTAAGTCTATCTTAATGCCGCTGATCGTTCCACCAAGCAAATCAATGTGGTTGATGTTTACATGGTTGATTGGCGTTGCGGTGTTATCTCTTGAAACATAGCTGACTTCAATGCCTTGTGTATCAAGGCCGCCTGGAGATCGGCTAATGTTGACCGCGCCTGAAGTGCTGCGATTAGCGCGGTTAAATATCTTTACTTTATGACCTGTCGCACCGTATACGAAATACGGGCGATAATTTTGGAAGGCAATCAAATTGTCTATTTTTACGCCGTCGCCTTGGTTTTGCGAATTAAAACCGTAGTAGCAGTTATTTGAGAATAACTGCTTAATGTGTATACCGCGTACTCGTGCAGAACTATCGCCGCCACTTAAAACCACACACGCAACTAATCCGTCGCAGAATATGGAATCAAAAACTACGTCGCCCCAGCCGCCAGTTCCAGGGAGCGCCTCTAGTTGAAACGCAAAAGCACCGCGAAAGTTTACATTCGGGTCATATCCGGTATCAGTAAATTTGATAGGCCCGCAAGTAAAGTGGCTGTTGTTAAGAAGATAGAAAAACTTGGGGATAACACTTGCGGTTGTTTGGCAACGTAATTCAACAGATTTATCCGTTAAAACCGATATGTTGCTGCCCAAACTGGATAGATCAATAATTATTTCGGACGTAGAGTATTGACCCAACCAGTAAACGCCGGACGGAAAATAGACTTTTTTTGCACCTGAATTGAAAGCGGCCTGTATTGCAGCCCTATCGTTAGCAACGCCGTCACCCACCGCGCCAAAGTCTTTGACGTTGGCAGGTGCGCCGTCAATTAGAGCATAAGTTGCTTTAGTTAAGGCCATTTTATTTGCTCTCTTAAACAGTAAACAAACTTTTAATCTTAAATCGACGATATGTTTTTTGACGCGCAACAATAGTTAAACTTGGTAAGTCAACGTAAATCTCAGATCGACGCTGCCACCCGACGGCATATCTGCGGAGTCTATGAAATCGCCGTTTTGGCCGCTCCCGGATGCGTAAATAAGAACCAAAGATGGAGCCCCATCTTCTATTGACGCAACAAAATTAGTGTAATTTGCTTTTGTTATGCCTTGAAAATATAGCGCACCAAGGTTTTGCCGCCCAGCCGCATTAGTTGCCGTAAACGGAATGCCGGTAATGGCTAAATACCCTGACGCAGTAGAGTGCGTAAAGGCTGAGGTTTTAACAAATCCTTGCAAGATTACGCGGTTGCCGATTCGAGTGTAAGCTCCAGCTTGAGTAGTGTAGGTTACAGACAAATCGCCGGGCGTTTGAAAAGTAATTGCCGGCGTCCAAGTGCCTTCCTCGTACCAGTTCAGCAACTCGCTGGTCATTCCCGCCGCGTGGGTGTTAGCGGAGAAGTCGATGCCTTTGGCGGCGGTGCCGACAATAAAGTTTCCTTGAACTGCGCGAACATTTTGACTTGAATCTGCACGCAACACTTCTTTGCTGGCGGTATCGTCATACAACGACCATTCGCCATTGCCGATCACATAGTTGTTGCCGATGCGCCAAGTACGTCCGTTAGCGGCGGAATTGGTCATCGCAAACGAAGTGCCGTTTGAAGACGACGACGAAATACGGCTTTGAACGCCAGTTGAGTTGTCTGTTACGTCAAGCGCGTAAGTCGGGCTCATGCCCAAACCAAGCTTGGTAGCAGAAACGGTGCGCCCCGCCGTAAGATCAGAGACGGCGACTTTTACAGTGCTGCCGCTTTGCACAATTGGCAAAACTTCTGTGCCAGCAAGCGGCGTGGTTGCGCCAGTTAATTGCGAGATTTTTTTGTCTGCCATGTTGATACTTCCTTAAGTAATCTGTTTCCAATCAGAGGGAGCAGACGTTCCAACTGCAATGTACGCGTCCGTTCCAACTACCGCAAGTTGACCGATATATTCAGGATTAGACGCAATGGTTGTTTCTGCTCCGGTTTGACCAAATGCTTTCCAAGTGCCTGGAGAACCCGACGTTACACAAACCCATCCAACTGGCGAACCTTCATTTGGCTGGTCTTTCCATACAACGTCGCCACGAGTCCACTTTCCCGTTGAGGGAATGTTAACGCTCCAATCTATTCGAGGTGCGGCGTAGCGGGACATCGTATTGCCAAATGCCACGACGCCCGATGCAATGTTGAAATACGTGGTTGCCCCAGAGGCGTAATACACGTCGTTGTTGTAAAACGTGTTCTCGTCTCCAAGCACGTTAATGCCGTACTGCATACCTCCGGCAAAGTTTTGTTCAATGCAGTTATTAGAAATGTTGTTAAAAACGCTTCCTGCGTTAATTCTAATTCCGCTATAAATTGACCCATCTGTTGAATACAGCGCGTTTACGCAATTAATGTTGTTTCCAACAATTTGGTTACGCAACGCATTATTAGTTAGCAAAATACCGTCAGCGCGTACAAAGTGAATGTTGTTGTTTGCAATCAACAACCCATCAGCGCCATCAATGTAAATTCCCCAACCATCCAAAAACGCGCTAGTAAATGTGCCGCTAATATCGCCAATCACATTGTTAGTTACAGACCCGGATACCAAATCAGACGTATCGCCAGAGTCTTGAATCTTAATAGCTGTTTTTCTGTTGCGCTGAATTAAATTGTTAGATACTTGGCTTCCGTGACCTAATGCACCATCAAAAAAGAATTTGCAGTCATCCGCGTAGTTGTTGATGACTTGGTTTAAAATGGCAACTACGGAAACAAACTTAATTGCTGTAGCGTTTGCAACAGACGAATTTGTAGATACGCCGCCTATGATATGAAAGCGGTTTCCATCAATTACATGCCCGCGAAATTCTGTCGATCCTCGGCGATCTAAGTAAACGCCGTATATGCTTCGCTGGAAAGTATTGTTGTGGATTTTAAGGTTTGCGCCTGTTCCCTTAACGCCAACCGCAAGTTGGTCAAAAAAACAGCCTGTAACTTCAGAATCAATGTCTTTACTGCCGTCGTTTCTAAAGAATACCGCGCCACCGCAGGTCGTATTTTCGCCAAATACTGACGTTGTTTCGTATCCTTGAAACACCAGATTGCTAATAAAAACGCCGTAACTGCCAATCGTTAAAATGTCAAAATTTGGAGCGCCAGCTTTGAGCATTGTGCCATTCAAGTACGCCGCGTCACCATACAACCGAATAGTGTTGGTAGATACCGTCAAACCGGACGTTATTAAATAAGTTCCAGCGGGAAAATAAACCCCGCCGCCAGATGTTGCGGCGTTGATTGCGGCTTGAACAGCAGCGGTATCGTTTGTGACGCCATCGCCAACAGCTCCAAAGTCTTTAACGCTAACAATGTCGCGTTCTTTAGACTGCACGCTACGCGCAACCGCTCCCGTGCCAGCTTGCAGGAACGTCACTGCGCCCGCGTTAGCAACAGAAGACGTTTGCGTCTGTACGGTTGAAAACTTAACGACAGCGCCTAAATGCAACCCTTGGGTAAACGTAACGGTATTGTTATCGGTTTCTGTATACGCCAACCCTTCGTATTGGTTTACGCCGTCAACAAACACTTGTAAGTTGTTTGCGCCAGCCGCATAGGTCATTGTCGTAAGGTTAAAAACCGTCTGACCGGCGGTCGCGTATTGGACTTCTTCGAAGCCCACATAGGTCTGAATGTCGCTAGCGTACGCCTTCTTTGTCACGTTGTCTTGAACGACAACGAACAGATCGGTGCCTTCGACCGGCGAGTCTACGAGCGGAAGGTCTGAAATCTTAACGATTGCCATTCATCACTCCAACAGCAGCAAGCCGCCGTTCTCTTGCACCAAGTTTTCGCCGGTTTCGGTTTCCAAATTGCCAAATATCACGTCGCTTGCGTAGCCCGTCAGAAACGAAGCAATGCCGCCAAGCCCTAGCCCGACCGCATTTCGCAAACCAACTCCGAAGCTCATCGGATGTTAATGGGCTTGGCGTACAAGTCGCCGTCAGCCGTTACGCGAATGGCACTCACTCGCCAGGGCGCGCCAGTGCCTTGCGGCACGATGAACGGAATTGGCGTGTTGGCCGGGATCGGAGTGCTGGAAGTCGTTGCCGTCACGCCCTCACCCACGACCACGTACGCGGCTGACGTACACCATACCACTACGCCCTGCGGGCCGGACTGCCAAGTCGCCGTAGAGCCTGCGGTGCCCGTGTACGCTACCGTACGACCGGGGTATACGGCATCGGCCATCGGATTAAGAAGTTCCATGTTCTACCCTCACGCTAAGAAGCGCAGTTTATAAATGGTCGTAAGATACAACGTCAGTATCTCATCAATCAAATTTTGTAAAGGGCTGTCCTCTTTACTACAAACCGTGTAACGCATTTCCTCAAGCGTCTTTAGTTCGTCCTGCAAAAAGTCGAGCACATTGTTCGTCTTTTTAGCCGTTTGTAACGCAATCGGACCAATCAGGCCGTAACGGCCCTGATAGGCCTCTGCGAAGCTGTCTGCGAGCGGAATGACCCCTTCGTAAAACTTCTGCAACGCCTTGTGTTTCGCATAGTTACGCGTGTTGAGGTGCGTAGAGTGCGTCACGTCGCGTGCAAGGAACAAGTGCCCAATAAAGACTTCGCAGGTCATAGCGGCATCCCTTCAGGCGGCACGGCCATCTCGCGGGGGGCGCTAGGCGCCACAAGCTCACCGGTCGATAGCATGCCGGCTAGCGTGCCCATAATGATGTCCTGCACCTGCTCCTGAGTTAGACCGCTCTCGACCGCTTTAATTCGATCCGTCTCGGCATTGTACGCCTTGACCTGAGCCTCAAACTCCTTAATCTGCACCTCGCGGGCTTCCATCGACTGCTGCACGCGGCGGAGCATGTCCTGCATCATCTGCATCTCTTGCGCCATCACTTCCATCTGCTGATTGGCGGCTTGCAGGGCTGGGTCTTCCTCGTCCGCAAGCAGCTTCGGATCAATCATCTTCTGAAGCCGCTTGCTGATCTCCTGAGCGCCCGGCCAGTCCATGTTCTTGACAAACAGGTCGCCGGCCACCGCCCAAAGCTGCGGGTTGGCCTGCAAAATTTGCCCCATGGCGTCCATGGCTTCCTGCCGCTTGGTCGCGTAGGACGGGCCAGTCGTGACCGCCACGTCGTACTTACCGACAGATGGGTTGTAAATTTTTTCGATCACGATACCCGTCTCGTCCATGATCCGGCGGACCGGCTCGGCTTGCATCGGGTCGATGCGAACCGTGTTGGTTTCGCCGTCAATGCCAATGATGCGCGCAATGCGCTGGGTGTCGTAAATCTTCGGGATCAAGTCAACGAGTTGGCGCGTCCCATAGCGAATGGCCCGAGCTAGGTTATCTACGAAGTGGTATGTGCCTGTGTCGCCTTGCCGTTCACGCGCCAAAATGGCCCGACCGGTGCGCTCGTTGGAGCGGATGCCAAGACTTGCATCGTACTGGCCCGTAGAGGCCTTGATGTCGTCGGCAGCGCCCATCTTCGCCTGGATCAAGCCCGTCTGGGCGAGCGGCGGCGGAGCACGTTGTGGCAGCGGTAGGACTGCGCCCTGTCCGTCTGTCACGTCGGGGTTAACTTCTAAGTACGGCCAGTTGGTCGTGTTGGCCGTCTTCCACTGGTTCTCATAGCCTTCAAACTGACCGCCGTAACCAATGAACGGCGCCTTGGGCGCAAGCGCAAGCATCTCTGCTTCCTGCGATACCCAGTAGTTGTACATGCGCTGGGCGTCCTTGGCGTTACGCACAAGGCCCGACACGTACATACGACCGTCTACTTCAAACTCGTTGCCGATCACGCGGATCACAGGTATCCACTTGCCCGGCCATTCGGATTCTTCAAGGATTTCATAGCCGTTTGTCTTCAGCCACTTGACGCGCTTAACGTCTACCTCGCGCTTGCGAATGGGCTGAAGGCCCAGCATCTCAAGCTCTTGCGCTTCCGGTGAACCTTCAAACGCCGTTTGGTTGCCGGCGTACAGATTCAGCGTTTCTTTGCTGTGTTCTTTGTAGAAATACTCAGCAATTCGCACCGTATCTTGGTTAATCCACTGCGAAAGCGCCTGATCGCCGACTCCACGCTGCAAAACCGACGAAATCGGCTCTGCGTTAGGGTACATGCGCTCAAAATCCGACTTTTGGATGTCTTCGGTGATGAAGCACCACTCCGCATCCGCCCCGCAAGGGTCTTGGATGGTCGGGTCCATGTACACACTGAAGCTATTTCGGATGCGACCGATACGAAGGTCTTGGTCAAACGTATTTTCGTCGCAGTATTCCGTCAAAATGCGGAAATACCCTTCGCCATACGTGACTTGGTTGTCGCATGCGGTGTCATACGCCACATCCGCATCTGAAATATACTCAATGTGACGGACAATTCCGTCAAAAATCTCCGCGACCTCAATGTCCGCCTTGTCATCGACGGGGATGACCTTACCGGCGGGCCGGTTCTGTCGCTGATCGTTCGTCACCTGCCGCACATGCTGCGGGAGCTTGTTGATCGTGAGGCACGGACGCGCGTTGAGCGTCTGTCCTTGCACCGACCCGCGCTGCGCCAGCACGTCTTGTGGCCACTGCCACTGGTTGTCGGGCGAACCTGCCATGAAGCGCAGGTCATCTAGCTCGTCCTCACGGCTGTCTGAGTACGCCGCGAGGGCGGAGGTCAACCGCGAACGGGCCGTAGCCAGTACGTCCGCCGGGTCGCGCGACATTTTGCCTTTGTTCGTCGGCGTGTTGGCGACGCGCGCAGCGCCGCGCAGCCCTGTGGGGTCTTTAGCCATTATTTGCGCTTCTTACCTTGTGCTTTACGCTTGACCGAGTAGGCGATCGCCACCGCTTGCTTCTGCGGCTTGCCCGCCTTCATCTCAGCCTTGATGTTCTTACGAAAGGCAGCCTTGCTGGCAGACTTAACGAGGGGCATTAGCGTTTCCTCATCGGTGTGGGCCGAAAGTCAACAGTTGTACGTACAACGTCAGGACGCCGCATCGGCATACGCATCGGTCGCGCCGGGCGCTGCGTCTGCTGCGGTGAGGGTTGCGCCTGAATGATCGCGTCGCCCAGCACGGCGCGCGGACCAATACCCATGCGATCGTAAGGATTGTTAGGCACCTAACTTACCTCTTTTTAGCCGTTTTGGCCGACTGCCGGAACGCTTTAGCGGTCGGCGCGCCCTTAGACCCAGGCTTGCGCATCTTCTCACCGCTGCCGGCCTTGATCCGCTCGCGTTTAGCGTGGATGTTACTATATAACCCGCGTTTAGCTGCCATGTTAGCCACACTTCCATCGTCTGAGTGACGCCTTGGCGCGTTCAGCCGGCCCCTTGGCCTTGGCCACCACACCCTTCATTCGCGCGCAAAAAGACTTCTTACGCCCTGCATCCGCCTTAGTCTTCGGACTGGGTGCCGGAGCCTTCAAGTTGCTACCCGTAGCGCGGTTATACTTAGCGCGTCCCTTCGCCGTCAAGCCCGCACCCTTAGAGACGGGTTGCTTCTCACCGCGACCGACTGACAGACTGACCGATTTGCGTGCCATTAGGCTCCCATCCAACTGCTTGTCACACCCGACCCGCGCTCGGTGACGATGCGTCTTGGCTTCTCTCGCGCCTCACGGCTTGCGAGCGGGTAGGCGAAGGTGACGGCGAGTGCGTCGGCGGCGTCTGGTGACGCTTGCCCGCGTGCCTTCATCTCCTTCTTCCCTTCCAAGAACAGCGTACCTGACGAGTTAGGCTTGACGTGTGGCCCACAGAGGTCAGACTTGAGGAGCCGATCGCTTGGGATGCTCGCCGAGCGTAGCCATTCCCGCATGTCGCCCCACATCTCTGCCCGCTTGTTGCCCCACATCACCGGGTTCTTCGCCTTCCAGCCAAAGTTTACCCCACGCACCTTATACCGCTGCTCTTTAAGGCGGTCAAGTATGCCGTAGCCTAGTCCACCCTCGTCGATGACGGTGAGCGCCGGATTGAACTCCTCGATCGCGTCGATGACGCGTCCCACCGTTGTCATCGTATCGTCGCCCCGGTAGCGTCGGATAGCGATCACGTCGCGTCCTTGCCTTACGACGATGACTGTCGAGTCTGCTCCACTTCGCGCTGGATCGACTCCGACAACGCGTGGCGCGCTCTCGTCCTTGTACCGAGGCCTTGCCATAGCCTCCTCCACAATTCGCGGAGCAATAAACTGGTCGTCTCCGTCTGAAGGAAACTCCCCGTAGACCTCAACCTTTGCCTGGCTACTATCTGCTCCATACTCAGCGATGATTTGCTCGTAGACGGCTTTGTCGGTGTCTTCGACTTGCCGCGCGTCGATGCTTTGCGTCGTCCAGAACTCTCTTTTGGCGTTGAAGCACTCATAGAAATACCCCTCGTTGCGTCGCGGGTTGCTGAAGGCCATCCAGAAGCGATGCGGTGTGTTCTCCGTAAAGAAGCCCGCCGTGACGGACCAGATGCTGTCTGGGATACCACTGGCCTCATCGAATATGACCATCACACCGTCGTGGTTGTGCACGCCCGCGTACGCGTCGGGGTTCTCCTCCGACCACAGCCGGCCTTCGACCGACCAGTACCGCGTGCCTTTCTTAAGGTCTCGCTCGACGATCTCCGCGAGCCACTTGGCCGGCATCACGCGTGTGGCGGACACCTCAAACCAATGCGAGTTGATCAGCAGCGCCAGCCACTTAGTCACCTCGGCCCATGTGACCGAGCGTAGCTGCGCCTCGCTGTTAGCCGACACGATGGTCGTCGAGCCGATGCGCGTCGAGAGCATCCACAGGATGAGCCAACTGACGAGGGCTGACTTACCAATGCCGCGCCCCGAGGCGGTGGCCATGCGCAAGACCTCATAACTGGTCGCCGTTTTGTTCTTGGCGATGTGCGCGGCGATGTCCCGCAGCACCTTGCGCTGCCACCGCCTCGGGCCGTCAAAGTGCTCAAGCGGCGTGCCCTTTTGCTTCCAAGGGAAGGCGAACAGCACGAACGCCTCGGGGTCGTCCTTGACAGACGGCGCCCAGAGCCGGGACATGATCTGCTGCTCGTCGTCGGCGCTATAGATCGGCGTTTGCATATTCGGAGTGCTGCTCCAGGTTTACAAGCCTTGGCGATGCGTCTTGAATCAGTGCAGCCGGTGCTGGCGACAATATTCGGCCATTAATGACGCGAGACTCCGCCTCTTGCAGCGCCGCGATGACGCTGATCTGCTGCGTGACATCCACTTGGACCTGCTGCTTCGCCACCCAGCCATGCACGTGCTGAAGGATAGCGAGAGCCGCCTTGCTATCGCCATTTCTAGCCGCCTCGCGCAGCTGAACGGCGGCTTCAACCTCCCCATCGGCGCGGCCTTTGGCTTCGGCCATCTCGGCCATGGGGTCCATTTGGCATAAACGACGGTATTCCGTAGGCAGCATCCCCGCCGCCAAGGCGAGCCTATCACCTTTCAGCCCGAGCGCCGCCGCGTCATAAATTGCTTGAAGCCGCGATTCGGTCGCCTTGATCTCGCGGGGCTCAAACGGGAGCGATTTGAACATGTCGCAACACTACCTTTCGTGTAAGGCAATAGCAAGCGATGTGCAGGATTGTCCTGCCGGGAGGCCGCGATCCACAACAACCGTGTGACCTGTGTGCCGGGGCGGAGTGCCTTAGATGGTGGGCTATAGCCCTTCAGCTACCTCCCGGTCGCTACGTGCGCATCACGTCAGACATCGCAAGTAAAGGATAACGGCAAAACCTTTATTAGCAAGAGGCGTTAGTAAAGGATGCGGGCTGTAAGGTAAGGGCTTGCAGACTTTTTTTAAAAAATTACAAAAAATTTTTGTAAGGCCTCCGATACAGGTACAGGCCATCGCGCGGGTCGGCCCACCCCATCAGTTGCAAATGATTCCCGTTTGCATCCAGTCGCGGCGTTGTGGGCAATCGGCCATGCCCCACGATGCCCGCAAGCTGTCGGCCAGGACGCATGCGCGCCGCGTGGTTCTGTGGGCAATGTGGGCAATCGAAAACAAATTGCCCACATTGCCCACAGGCATGCGGGCGTGGGCATTTGTGGGCAATGTGGGCAATGTGGTCATGGAAAAAAAATTGATCCAGCGTCTACAAATGCGCGTCACATATTCACATACTGTACGCCTATACAGTACATATAATTTTTATACTGTTAAATAAAAAGCATTACCCACATTACCCACAACGCATGTTTACGCCTATTTTTCTAGTCACTTGCGCGTGGGCAATTTGTCCGCGTTTCATTACCCACACCATTACCCACATTGCCCACACCTTGCCGCTGTCCGCACAGTGGCCGCATTTTACTATTTGTAAGAAATTGTTTGACAACGTGGCGCGAAGCTGTTTTAATTGCTCCATCGACAACGTACCTGGAGCACTCACTATGACTCGCTACTCCCATGCCCTCGCCGCTATCGCTCTCCCCTGCCTACTCGCCGTGCCGTTCGTTGCCGTCGAGCTCCACATGCAAGTGTGGGCCGTCGGCGCAAGTGCGGCGCTCTGCGCTGTCATCTTTCGCCTTGCAAACGATTGACTGTCTACCGTAAACTAAAATCGTACAATCAACTAAACTGGAGTCCACAACCATGACAACTGCAACCACACTTGACCTTGCCGCCGACATCATCGACGTCCGCGACATCATCGCTCGCGTTGAAGACTTGGAAAGCGTGATCGACACCGCACCCGAAGACAACATATGGACGCTGGAGGAGCAAGCTGAAGCCAACCGCGAACGGATCGCGCTAGAGGCCATCCTCGACGAACTCAAGGGCTATGGTGGCGATGAACAATGGCGCGGCGATTGGTACCCCGTGACGTTGATCGACGACGCTTATTTCGTGGACTACGTGCAAGATATGCTTGCCGATTGCGGCGTGGTGCCGCGCGACCTACCGCACTATATCGAAATAGACTGGCGCGCCACGGCGCGCAACGTCCAGACGGATTATTCATCCGTTGAAATCGACGGCCGCACGTACTGGTACCGCTAACATGGACAGCCAACGATACGTAGTCCTAACCCTGTGCGGCCACCATTACGAAAACGTATGGGAGCTCGACGGCGAGCCGGAAGTTTTCGAAAGCGCCGGCGAGGCTGAGGCCGCATTGGCCGAACACTTGCGCGAGTGCCAGTGGGCCGTAGACGCCGGGCACCTTGACACCATGCCAACGCGCGATCAGTTCCACGTCGCGCCGTACGTGGGCGAGGTGGCCGCATGAGTAGCTACCGCGACGCTATCGAGCGTTACATGGATGAAGGTCTACGCCGCCACGCCGCTGAAATTGAAGCGGCGTTGGATGACATCGGCCAACAACCAAAGCGCCGGCGGGGGTGGATAGACCCCCGCGACCCCGCCTACCCTTTTGACGATGACGACACGACAACTAACCAACCAACTGGAGACAATAGACTATGAAAACTGCAATCATCACGGCCGTGCTGGCCGCTACACTCACCACGGCCGCACATGCGGACACGTTCGCCACGGCGGCCGTTAAAGGTGAGCCCAAAGGCAAGACGATCCTCACGACCGACGCGTGCACGCTCGCGCTCGACCCTGTGGTGCTAGGCACCACAGCCGGCAACCTTACCGGCATGCGCCGCGCGTTCTACTACACAGACGCCGGCGCGACGGAGGAGGGCTGCTGGAGGCACGACGCGGGCACGGTACTGCTAGCGTGGCCAGCGTCTAAGCTGCTGCGCCGTTGGCCCATCGCTAACTTCAAGCTCGCTGAGCGCAAGGACAACGCGTGGGAGGTGCTGCGATGAGCGGCAAGCGTTGGGTCATTCAATATACCATCGGCGGCCCTGAGTACGAGGGCCGCTACCTAACACTCGACCGTGACGCTGAGGGCGCCTATACCGGCACGTCACGGCCGGTTGAGCGTGTTGAGGACGCGCTACGCATGACGCAGAGTCAAGCTGACGCGATCGTAGCGCTGGCCTTGGGCTGCAAGGCGATCGAGCTACCCGAGGGCGTAGCGTGAGCCGTTGGTTCGCGTGGCTGCGCACCGTGTTGCGTCGCATGGACGCCGCACGGCGTGACGAGTGGCGCCGCGTGCCGCCTCCAAACTGGGCGTGCAGTCGGCGGCGTTGGGGTGGTGACTACTGGTGAGGACCATAACTATGGACATACGCATGACGTTCGATGAGTGGGACGCGTTCCAACGTGACATGGGCCGGCCGGCTGATCCATTTGAGAGTAAGCCGCCTATAGACCCCGAGACTATGTACCGAGCGCCCGAGAGCCGCTTGGAGCGCACCTGTAGGCTGACCAAAGAGGAGATCGACGCCGTGATGGCTGAGTACAACGCGTGGCCCTATGGGAGCGACAGTACGCACGCCGAGGCTGACAGTACGCCCGACGCGATCAACCCCGACCATTACAAAGTCGGCGGTATTGAAACGATTGACTACATGAGGGCTAAGAGTACGCCCGAGGAGTTCGAGGGCTACTTGCGCCTATCGGCGCTCAAGTACCTTTCACGCGTCGGCCATAAGCACGGCGACCACGACGCCGCACGCGCTGAGGAGTATAGAAAAGCTCTGTGGTTCATTGATCGCCTAGTGCGAGAGGTGGAGCGATGAGCGACAACCTAACGCGCGATGACTACGGCCGCGTGGTGAAGCTTTACACGGAAGCAGTATACAAGCTGCTGCATTACGAGGCGGCGCTACACACCATTGCTAACATGAGCCGCGATCAGTGCGAGGACGCGCACGCGATCGCCAGGCGCGCGCTGCAACGGGTAGACCGTGGCGCGGACAACACTCACTGACTGGTGGGTCCGGCGCATGTGGCGCTGGATCGACGTGGCGCGCAAGGACGTGCGCCAAGGCAAGGGGCGGCGCTACAAGGCGCCGACCGCCTTGCAGCATGTGACCGCTCGATACAATCAACTAAAGGCCAATAAGCGTGACGTACTTACTCTTGACTATCGGCGCCGCCATCCTCGTTGACTGGCTACTTGACGACTGACAATGCAGGCGCCTTGTCCTCGGCCATGTGCCGGAGCTCCGACTTCGTGAGGCTCGCAAACTGCGGATGGCAGAACACATGCTTACGTGTCGGCCACTCGCGTGAGTGCAAGCGTCCACAATCGACCCACTCAGCCTCGCGTATCGCGTGCATGAGCGCCGGCGGTACGACCTTAACGCCCGTGGGCGCAAGGCCTTGCAGCCGATCGCAGATGGCATAGAACGGTGAGGCGATCACGCCCTTGGCAAAGTCACCCTGCCGCGTGCGGATCATTTCGACTAGGAACGACTCGGCCGTACTCATGGCCGACTCGATCATAATCATTTTAGCCTCAGTCATCGGCGGCGCAGCGCCGGGGTTGAACGCCGACACGTCACGGGCATCAAGCCACGCGGCGACCGACTCAAACCCGCCGGACTTGTACCACGCCCAGATGTGCTCGGCGTCCTCGGGGCGCATGCGCTCGGCCTCAGACCACACGACGAACCAGCGGCGATCGTCTCGCGGTAGGCTGATGGCCGCGCGCTCGTTTGAGAACGACAGTACGAACACACGATTAAGCGCGTCGTACGGGTGCATGCCCTTACGGTTGACCGACAGTAGTTCAGGCGGCGCGGCGATCACGGGCTTCAAACTATTCTCAAGCGCGCGACGGTCTTTGGCCTCGGCCTGTCTGAGCTCGTTGATCACGATCACTTCAGACTCCAGCGCGTAGCCCCACTGCGAATTGAGTTCCTCGTTCTTGACGATCGCCACGTTAACGTGCGTATTGCCACCGATCGACCACAGGAACGGCGCCCAAAGCGTGTCCTTGCCGCTACCAGGACGACCGGCGTGCAGGACGGCGTGGTTGATCTTCTTCTCGGGGTGCTGGCGCTTGTAGGCCATCACGTTAAGCACATGCTCGCGCTCGATAGGGTCTGGGATCATGCGCTCGGCGTGCTGTAGCCAGATGGATACGTCGCCCTCGGCGGCGGTCGGGCGCGCGTCGCGCCAGCGGTTGCCGTAGACAAGGCCGTTGCGTGAGACAAGGATCGACTCGCCGGCGGCGAACGTGACGCCGACCAACGAGTGAGCGCCCATCGCCTGACGGTTCTCGTCAAAGCAGATGGAGGCTTCAATGTTGCGGTTTGAGCGGATGCTGCGGCATGGGATGTGACGGAACAACGCGTTAAACGTCTGCCGGCTGATCTCGCGCCGATCAATCATGTCGAAGTAACTGTCATCGTCTTGGATGTAAGCAAAGCGTTCGTACCATTGCGATCGCTCGACGCGCCCGAGCTCGCGGCGCTCGACCTCCTCGATCACCTTGGCGGCTTCGTCTGGGAACTCAGTTGTGGGCGTAATTTTACTCAACGCGGCCTCCATCTTTTTTGCGAGCAGGTCATCGCGCAGACCATAGCCCGTCTTGGGGCCGCCCTCGGCCTCGACCCATCGCAAAAATTTCTCGCTATTCCAGTCACCACAGTGACCGTGGAAGCAGGTGTAGCTACGGGATACGGGATTGTAACGCCCGCCGGGGTCGCCCGTCGTGTGCGCCGCATGGTTAGGACACACTACGCCGTACCAGCCCTCGCCGTTGGCCTTATCGAGCAGCAGCCCGCGCTCGCGGACCCACTCTAGCACCGTGTCAAGGCCATCGTCCTCAAGGTATACGCCGCGTATATACGCCGTATCAACAGGACCGGGCGTGACGCCCAATGCTTGACAAATATGGGCCAGTGTGTACTCGCGCTCGGGGTGGAACTCGGTCAGGATGGAGGCGAAGTTGTGGCGCCCTTCCTTTAGGTTGATGCTGCCCTCGATGCGGAAGTTGCGCACCGGGTTGATCGCGCCGGGGTCGGTGTAACCGGCTTCAGCGATCGCTTTGATCGCCGCGCTGAACTCGCCCTTGGTCGGCTGGTCATCGAGGCCGAACGTGTAGCCCCACTGATAGTTGCCGGGGCTCGTCTCCATCTTCCACGTCGGCTCCAACGGCGGCACCTTGGACTTGGTGCCGACATCATCGAGCACCATGAACGCAACGCGCTCGCAGTTGGCCGCAGAGGCCGAGAGGCCATCGGCCATGCGATCGACGATGAAGCAACCGGTGTTGGCGTACCACGCCCCTTGCGGGCGGCGCTGGTAACGGTCAAACAAGGCCGGCGGCCAGGTGTACTTCAGCGTGCCGTCGTTGTGTGCAAGCTGCTCGCCGTTACGCATGAGCGGCTTCTGACGGACGAACAGGATAACTTCCCCTTCTGGGGCGATGCTGTTAAGATAATCGGCGAATCTCATCATGTGACTTCTCCAGTCCCCTATTAGCCCGGCCTAACCCGCCGGGCTTTTTTTTAGCCCTATCAAACATGCCGCCAGCACATTCGTTTACGAATTGCAGCTACATGATCCTTTGAAACTTGGTACATTTTTGCAAGCTCCGTACTAGTGCGGTTGCTTGATCGAATATGCGCCACCGCGTCTTCATCCAATTTAGCGCGCGGATGACTAGCACCAAACCGTTGCCGACCATGACGTTTAGTATCTGCCACATTGTCGGCAGGAGTTCCGTAACGCAAATTGCTATAATGATTGTTTGCTTTGTCGCCATCGCTATGTAAAACGTGTAAGCCTATAGGGCACTCACCAATAAATGCCCGCGCGACTAAACGGTGTACAGCAATTTGCGGCCGGTTAACGCCATCCGTCAAAGTTACACAAAAATATCCGTTATTTTTTCTGACCGGGGCTAATGCGCGACCTTTACGGACAGCGGTTTTTCCGCTTTTGGCGCCAACAGTCATATCTTTAGACCGAATATCACCAAATTCGCTGATTTTGTATCGCGTTTCCCAACCAGGTATACCGACCCATTTCATTTTCCGTAACGCTCCATAATTTTACATTCAGCTCGAAGCGGAAACCCCTGCGCCCAATCCGGCGAAGTTTGCATAATCGCCATTAAACGCTCTTTTGTACGTTCCGCTTCACTTATGGAACATTCTATCACTATCTCGTCATGTACTGTAAGGATAATAACATGCCCTTCAGCGTCTAACTCACGCAGACTGTGCCGCAGCAAATCATTGGCGGTGGCCTGTGTGATGTTCTCGCAAGCCAAGCCTTTCCACAGTCGCGCACGCGGCCATTCAGTCGCATCTTGCGCGGGCTTCCAAGCAGCTTTGAGATAACTCACACCGTCCGACTCCAGACGGGCGAACGGATAACATAGCACGCGGCCCGAGGGCAGGGCGTACCATAAATGCTGACCGTCGTACATGTACGCCACGCGGCCAGCTTTGAACTCAGTGTTGACATTTCGCATGGCGCGGGTGTAGGCGTCTTCTAATCTTTGCCAGTAGCGCACCGCCCACGGGTTCGCACGACGCCAGCGGTCAACAATACGCTGCGCCTCGGCCTCGCTCATGTTGACGCCATACGCGCGGCCCATCGCGCTGAACGCACCGACGCCGCCGGCAAAGCCTAGTGAAAGGATAGCGACCTTGCCGATCTGGCGCTGCTCGTCGTTGACCTCGGTAGGCCCGACGCCGTAGATGCCAGCGGCCTCACGCTTGTAGATGTCACCGCCGGTGCGGAAGATTTCAAGGACAGGCTCGGCGAGCGGGTCGGCTGAGAGCCACGCGGTCGCGCGGGCTTCGATCGCCGCCCAATCGGCCACGACGAACGCGTTGCCTTTAGCCGGGATCAGCGCCGGGCGTAGCATGGACTTGAGCACGTCCGTGACGCGGATTCCGTATCGCGGAACGATCGCATGCCCGCGCACAAGCGCCTGGCGTACGGCCTCGGGCTCCTTGTGGCACTTGCGGGTGAAGTTGTGGACCTGCGCGCCGTAGCTCGACGCGCGGCCTGTGGCGCTGCCGCCTGCAAAGATAAACGCACCGCGCACGCGGGCGTCCTCGACATCGGCGAGTTGCTTCAAGCGGTTGAACTTAGCGACGGACGAGGCCCACAGGTCATCCGCACACTGCACGACATCGGCCACGTCGGGCGGCACTTCGTCGGCGTTGTCCATAGCGAGCAGGTTGGCCCGCACGGTCTTGTCAATGCTGTACTTCTTCTCACCGTCCTTGTAGACGGTCATCAGCTTCTTAGCCTCGGGGCCGACGCGCTCCAGCACCCACTCGCGCATTTTGGGCGAGCGAACGGTCTGTATCACACCTAGTGTGACCTCTGAGACGATCTTCTCAATCTCTTGCAGTTCGTCCTCGGCGTAGCGCACGGCGGCCTCGCAAAGCGGCACGTCTACCCTGACACCCGCGTCGTTGATCCGCTCGTTGACGTGGTAATCGGCAAGCTCGGTGTCTGACAGGTCGCGCATCGCCTTGCTGATCTCGCGCATGGCGCGCACGTCCTGCTCGCAGTAGGCAATCATCTCGGCCATCAGCGCAGGGTCGTTGTTGAACGTCCCATCCGCGCGAGGGATGGAGAGTTGACGGATCAACTGCGAGCCGCGATGGTCCTTCTTCATCTTAGACGAGAGCGCACGGCCAATATCCTCAAGGCTACCGGGTAGACAGTTGGCCCGTGCCTGTGCGGCCGTGCAGTAAAACTGTGTCAAGTCGAAGTTGATCTGACACACGTACCAAAAGATGAGCCGCTCAAACGCAGCGTTGTGTGCGCGTATCTGACCCTTGAAGTTGGCCACGCGCTCGGGGAACGGATACTTGGGCAACCACGTTGCCACCTCGCCGTCATCGAACGCGTAGGACATGCAAAGCACCTCGGTGCTCAAGTCTTGCGCGTAGTTGTACGCACCGGCTGACGGCAGGTCGCACCGGCTACGGGTTTCAAAGTCTATCCAAAGTATTGCCATTGCTCTGCCATCGCTTCCGCTATTCCAGTGTACGTAACGCTGCGCAGTTTCCATCTATCAGGAGACGGCGGCAGTTTGTGAACCCGCGCTTCTCGACCCTCTACAATGTTTGTCGGCTTTAATTTCGGTAGATTCTTTAGCCAGAGACACGTTGCCTTTGTTTCTCCGTGTCCAAACTGCCAAGGCTGAATGACCTGATCCGGCTTTCGGATGCGCGAAGAAATAATGCTAACCGGATTTTCCAACGCAATACGCGGGATAGGTGCATCCAAAAGAAAACGTACAAACTCTAAGGCTTCCGCTTGCTCGGCTTGCTTGTTTTTAAACCATCGAGCTCCGCTTACGGCAAGGTGAGTGCACGGTGGATGTGCAATCATTAAGTCCCACGGCAAGATTGCCCATGGCTTGCCTCTGCCTAAGACATTTCGCACGTCGTCTTGATAGTGGTACTCGCTACCGTCATCAGCGGGCAACAAGTCGCATGACCACGCGTCATGCCCGCGCTTGCGAAAAGCATCGCGTACCACACCAGAAAATTCGCAGGCTACTAATACACGCATTGAAGAATCGGGGGCCGTTGCCGACCCCCGCTCCCTTACGCAGCGCGTCGCCGACGAGCCGAAGCGGCCGGTGGGGGCTCATCGCCCTCCGGTGCTGACGGACCCTCGCCATCCATGGACACCCAATCGACGATCTCAAAGACCGGCGTGTAGATGCGGCCATAGGACTTGTGCTGGTAGTGCTCCTTCTTCAGAACCACGACCGGCACCGGCTTGCTCTGGTCACGCTCGACCTGGGCTGCGATGGCCGCCGCCAAGGCCTGCACGGCACGCTTGCCGCCCACCGACGTGGTGCTGTAACGAGCCTCAAGGCCCGCGTCCTCACCCGTGATGCACTTCAAGCTCATGCCGACTTGCGTTTCCCAACCCTTCTTGCTCTGCGGGGGAGCCGGTTCAAGTTCCGGCAACGGCTGTGACACCGACACCATCTTCTCGCCAAGCACCTCGCCGTCGCCCCAAGCAATGAAGCCGTGAACGAACGAGAAAGGATTAACTGCCCACTTGCTGTTTTCCTCAGCCTCGGTTTGATCCGCGCCAAAGACCCAGTGACCCGTCTTATCCATCTTGAGGATCGCCGACCCGACCGGGCCGACCTCCACTTCGATGTTACGCAGGGCGGTGGACAGGGAAGACACAGCGGGAAGACCCGCCTTACTGAACGCAGTGATATTGGACATTACTCTACTCCTTACACTAGTTTAGAAAGGGCCGCAGTTAACTGCTGCCCGATTTGCAACACGGCGGGCCGGGGATCGCTCTCCGGCGCCAACGTGGTGCCCGATGAGACGGAGATAATCTGATCGTCCGGCATGGGGAGCTTCAGCTTCTTCAGCTTCTTCTCCGCCTGTGCTGGCGAGATCAAATACGTCTCCATCACGTCAGTCATTGACAGGTGCTGCAAGAGCGCCTGTTTCGCTGATTCTTCGTCCTTCCATTGACGCGTCGCGCGTTTCTGGACGAGCTTATAGCCCGGTACAGGATTGCCCGACTCTAACACTTGCAGCGCAAGCGCACGCAAGTCGCTGATCCAATCTTCAAGCACGTCCGCACGCTGGAGCATGTCACCAAGTTGCGTGACATCTAGCTCCTTAATCTGCGTCTGCGTCGCGCGATCGACCGCACCCGTCATCAGCGGGCAAATAGGCTTGGCTGCACACCAGCGGCAGTGATCGCCGATCTTGAGCGGCGCGTCGGGCTTGGCCGACTGTTTAACGGCATACGTTAACTCGCGCTCAAACTGTCGCACGCGATCAAACGATGTCACCCAACGCTTGATCTTCGGCGGCTGGACGATGATGCACTCGATTTCTTTGGCGTCCTTGAAGACCCATTCCAGCGCCGGCGTGCGGATCGCCGCAGCCGTATAGAATAGTAACTGAGAGTTTTCTTCAGCTTCGACGGCCACGCCGTCACCAAATTTCCAATCAAGTATGATAGCGCGATCGCCAATGCGACCGATAAGATCACAAGAACCAAAAACACCCGGAATAAGATCACCGAAACTGACGGTTTGTTCGACTGCGAATTCAAGCTGTGCGTCTGGGTCGATTTCATTGATGGCGTCCAGTGCAGGGCGAACCTTCTCGTCGATCAGCTCGCCGGTGAGTTTGATGCCGTTGTACTCCATGTCGAGCACATGGCGGAGTTCCTTGTCGCTGCCAAGCATCTCGGCCATGACGTTATGCAGCAGCGTGCCTTCGTCGGCGTACTTGCTGCTTGGCTTAGGCGGGACTTTTTGGCAGAGCGCGACACTGCCGGGGCAGTTGATCACGCGTTTGGCGGTGGACCCGCCAACGATATTGCTATGACTCATCGAGGACTCTCCTTTACTGTGTTTGCGCTAGCCTAGAGCCGGCTGATTTACTTGTCAAGCATTGTTTTATCGCATAGGATTCTCAACATGAGAGAGAAGACGATCGAGGAGTATTTGACCTGGGCGGTCGAGCGCGCCGGTGGCGTGACGTTTAAGTTCCGCTCGCCCTCGCAGCGCGGCGTTGCTGATCGGATCGTGTGCTTGCCGAACGGCGAGACGTGGTTCGTGGAACTGAAAGCCGAGCGCGGGCGGCTGTCGCCCTTGCAAAAGGTGTTTGCGTCCGTGATGGCGCAGACGAATCAGAAGTACAAAGTGCTGTATCGCATAGAGGAAGTCGATGCTTTCGTTGCGTCCGTATCAAGAGAGCGCGGCTGACTTCCTGTACGAGCACGACCGCGCAATGGTGCTGGCGCCCGTAGGCGCTGGCAAGACGGCGCTCACCCTCACGGCCATGCAGGACGCCTTGCAAGACGGTGTGGTGTCACGCTGGCTGGTCGTGGCGCCGTTACGGGTAGCCCAGCACGTTTGGCCGGTCGAGGCGACCAAGTGGGCACCCGGCCTCAAGCTCGCGGTAGCGATCGGTGCAGCCACTTGGCGGACTAAGGCGCTTGAGTCCGATGCCCGCGTGGTGGTCACGAACTACGATAACTTGCAGTGGCTCGCCAAGCAGAAGCTCGACTTTGACGGCGTGGTGTTCGACGAGCTCACGCGCCTCAAGAACCCCTCGGGCGTGCGGTTTAAAGCGATTTTGAAGGCGCTGGAGCCGGTCAAGATTCGGTGGGGGCTGACGGGCAGCTTTACCTCAAACGGCCTAGAGGACGTGTTTGGGCAATGCAAGATCATCGACCAAAGCCTACTCGGCCGCAGCAAGGGCGCCTTTTTGCAGCAGTATTTTATCTGCCTCAACCGGGAGTATGGCGAGTGGATACCCGCTACCGGCGCGTTAGCACAGG